CGCCCTCGGCTTCTACAGGCGCGGCGTCCTGCATTGCGCGCTTCACTTCCCCGCCGCCCGCTGCAAGCGCGATCCGGACGGCCAGCCGTGCGTCCTTGCCCTTCTGCTCGAGAGCGGCTTGCAATTCGTCCAGCCCGGAAATCTTCACTTCTACGATGTCGCTCATATCAGCCCCAATTTGACCAGTCGGTAGCGAAGAATAACTGGACTCAGTCCTGTTCCCTTCGCCAGCACTTTGAATGTCGTTCCCTTGTTCTTGCGCATCTCCGCGATCTTGAGAAGCTGCGGCGTGATGACCGACGTCTTCAGTTTTGATTTAGGTCTTGGCCGCGCGGGATCCACGAGTCCGGCCTTCCTTAGTCGATTGCGAAGAGTTTGCTGATTCATCTTGTATTCGAGTGCGAGTTGACCTGCTGTCGCGCCAGCGTTGTACTTATCCGCAATTTCCTTTGTCAATTCGATACCTCTATTTGCATTCCATCGCTTTCTTACTTGGAGACCATGCTTTTGCATCTGATGGCGAAGTGTTGCGGGCGGTACTCCGCTTTTCAAGAACAGCTCCCGAAACGTAGCGCCATCATTGAACTGCTTGGCCATCTCTTTCAATTTCTCTGCATAGCTGGCCTTTTCGGCTTGCGCGAGTTCTTTGACCCTGCGGCGCGCTTCTCGGGCTAAATTTCGGTCTGTAAGATACTGAAGCCGGCGCGCCGCTTTGAACTCTCGATTTTCCTCCGAGTCTCGAATGATCCGACGCCTCTTCTTCACGAGGACTGGCTTCGAACTCCAATGGGGCTTCGTGCAATCGGATTCAGGAAAAAGATTTCGCGCGATCCTGTTCAAGCGGTAAAGCAGAATTCTCACGTTCTCGTGAGACATCTGCATCAGGTCGGCGATGTCAGGCCCCGTGAGGCGTTCGCGGTAAGCCTTATAGATCAGCATCGTGGCGCGTGTAGCGATGCCGTTCTCAGTCGTGCGCAAATGTTCTTCTTGGATGAGCCTATCTTTGTCACTTACGGTGTTGGCTATTCTCTCTGCGACATACGCGCGCTTCTTCGTGCGGGCAATCTTTTCCAATTCAATCAGCGGCGTTCCTGGCTTGGGCTCCGTCGAATTTGCTGAGACATAATTCCAAGTGTACTGATACACGACCATTCGGACCTTTTGGTCGTCCATTGCCCACAGCGGAGTCCAGCGCAGCGGTCGGAACTCGCGCCGATCGCGGCCCATTGTCGTGAGGTCGGAATGGTCGACTTGACGGCGGCCTTCGAGATATTGGTTGTGTTCTAGCATGATCGAATGCTCACAAGCGCCCTAGTCTTGATCTTGCGCGGCGGCTTCCACTCGTTCTCGCAGTCGCCGCAGACCCAGTGCTTGCCCTCGACGAAGTGAGACTGGCTTCCACACTTTGGGCAGGAAGCCGAATCGAACTCTCGCTTCAATCTTTCGTTCTGTTCGACGACCTTGTTCCAGTTTGGATCCGGGTAAGCTCCTTCCGGCGTGCAGAGTCCGCAGTACGTTGCTTTGTCTTTGCGAACTTCTTCGCTGCTTGCTAGGTAGACGCCGTGATTGCACTTCTGGATTACAGAACCAGGAATTTTCATGGTGTCCTTTGAAAGGTTGCGGATCCGCTGGAGGGCCGGTCTATTGTTCGGCAGGCGAATGCGGATCCGCGAGAGTGATCGCCGCACAAGTCGGCATCGGATGTTACGACTGCTTTTCTAGATAGATGATGAGGAAGTGCCAAAAGAGTATCACTATGGCGGGCAGCGAAATCCACCAAGGAATTACGCGTGTGACACAGCGGGAGAAAGTGGGGATGCGCGGATCGTTCAGGATCCACACGAACGCATCAGCGCCCATAAAGCAGGCGAAGAACGCCATCCAACATTTAACCGCGAATTGATCCACTCTCATTGCTTTGAGCGGTACATCTGAGAGACTAGCCACAGCCCACTCCACGAGACTGAGAACCATTTGCAAATTTCGTATTCAGTCCAGCCATAGCCCGGAGGAAAAGGTGGCAGCGGCGGGTCCCACACTTGAACGATATTCCAGCCCGCTCGGATGAAGCCGAAAGGGAGGTGGATCTCAATGTTCGGCTTGCTTAGGCAAACATGGAACCCGAGCTGTAGGCAATCAAGCGCGACAACGTGGATTGTGATGTTGAACTGGCGATGTGTGGAGGATTTCATTTTGGTGGGTCGCCTCGCAAAAGAAAAGCGAGCCAATCCTCATAAGATTGGCTCGCCAAGGGTGAAGCAGCTTCCTAGCGGTCGTTACTAGGCTTAGCTGTGCATTTGCAGGACGTTCAGCGGATGCGTTCCGGCGTCGACCAGCTTGCTGTCAACGCGGGCGAACCCGATGTATCCCACTTGGCCGTTGTCGGCGTAGCGTTCGCGCAACACAAGGATCTGGAAATCCTTGACGCGGCGAATCATGAATTTGCTGAAGTCACCGAACGCCAAAACGACGTTCGATGCGGCAACCTGAGGCATCGCGTTGTTCACGATGACAGGGTACCCGTTGAGACGATCCACGTCGCCGTTCAAGCCGGGCACAAACAGCGGGCGCCCAAACTTGTCAAGCGTGCGGCCGAGGGTAGCCAACGTCTGGTCGTGAAGCATGTAGCTCGCGCCCTTACGGTAGCTCTTGTCGACGGAGTGAGCCAGGTTCACCACGTCAGCCCATCCGATAGAGTTGGTGGAGTTGTCGCTGGAGAGCCCGGAGTTTGCGTTGGCGCCCTGTGCGATCACAGGAACCGCGCCGCTGCCAGAAATCCCGGTGAGGATTCCCTGCGGTTCGGTGGAGCCGTTGCCGTTGGTGAAAACGTCTTCCCATTCGCGACCGAAGCGAACACCCATGGCGCGGGCAACGAAAGACTCGATGTCAAACGCGCTGTCCTGCACGAGTTCGATCGAAGCCTTGACGAGGCCGCTGGAGTACTTGTATGCGCCGAACAAAATCTGCGACGCAGTGACGTCCTTCTCAACAACCGCCTGACTTTCGCCAAGCAGCACGGCCTTCGCAGTCGTGTCGTTGTTGGTCGGGTAAGGAAGCGGCGAAGCCGAAGCGGTTCCGATGCTGCCGCACGAAGCGATCAGGTCGGCGTACCACTTGGTCGCAACTTCAACCGCGTTCACGAAGCCCGTGGGCACAAAATAGCCCATGTCGGAATACGTGCCGATGTGATTGCCGAGGTTGCCCTCAACAATGCCGTCGCGCTGCGCGAGTCGCAGGGTCTCACGAACGTCGGAAGGAGTGCGTTCGCCCTGGTGCAGGTACGTCTGGAACGCGCGCCGGAATTCGACTTCCTTGTTGCTGTTCTTGATGACGTCTTGAAGCGCAGAAGCTTCGCGGCTTTCGATCTTGTCGATCTCAGTCTTGCAGCGATTCTGCTCCTCGATCAATTTCCGGGCTTTGTCGTTGTTCTCCTGCGTCGGCGGCAGATTCAGAACAGCGGTCAGCTCGGCGTGAGCTTTCTGGCGAGCCTCACGTAGCTCTGTCAATTTACTCATTCCCATTCACCTCGTTTGAGTTACGCGGGGTGTTGGGATTGCGTCGGAGGAAGGCTACGACTGAAGAAGTCGTAGTCTGTGACCGGAGAACCAACGAACTGCTTGAACCTGCGTTTATGCTTCCAAAGTCGAAGCAAACTTTTTGAGCGTCTCGGCTTGTTCCTCGACGCTAACTAATTCTGGCTTCTTGGCCGTGCGCTGTTCCCGCGCTGCGACAATCTTGGCGCGCATTGCTGGCGGGCAGGACTTCGGGATCGCGCGTTCTTCGCGCCGCCCATAGTTGCTGTATTCGACTTCCATTTGAGTCACCTCTAAGCCTCGTCGACGAACATGAGTCTGTAGTCGACGTGCGATGCAAAAATCGTTCCCTGCAAATCGGGTTCGCTGTCGTCGCCTTCGAATTCAAGCCAGGAACCCTGGACCTTAGTTCCTTCGGAAAGTGTTACGAGCAATCCATTCATGCTCGACTTCACAGCGGCAGCAACCTGCTTGGCTGTGCCGTAGCTGCTGGCGTAGCAGCTAAACCGCAGGCGCGCTGACTGCAAGCGATTCGTACCGGCGAAGCTGCTTACGTCTGCGCCGCCAACCTGCGAGTACGCAACGCAGGGCATCGTGCTTTCCTTGGGCGCAAGCCCTGGGAACACGCCCGCATTCAGCGCGACGATTGCAGCGTCAGTGCTTAGCCGTTGATAGATGCCTTCCAAAAGCATTACTTCACCGAGACCGAAGTCGCTTTGTATGCCGGTTGCAGAACAGGGCTTACGTCACCGAGATAAGCAATCGAACGAATCGTGCGCCGCACGAACCCTTCCGCGTCATCCCAGTCTTCAGCGCCGTCCTCATCCGGATCGATGCCAAACGTAAAGGAGCACTGCGAATAATCCCCGCGTGCGATCAGCGCCATCATGTCGCGCCCTAGCTGCGTCGGCGGCATGTCGCAAACAAACCGCAAGCCGTTTTCGTCCTGCATCACTCTGCAAGTCTTCGACATCGTTCGGCCAAGCAGCCGGGTCGGGTCATGATCCACGTCGCAAAGAACGTCCATATCGTTGTCATCAAGCGCACGCTTGAAGCAACCCGGCATAAGTCGTTCCCTGAATCCGCCAAGGTCTTCCGACAGTGAATTGAAAACTGCGGCATATCCTTCTATGCGGTTAGGGTCATCGCTCGAAGCTCTCACTTCGACTTTTATTGCGCGAGTTTCCATGTCATCCTCATTGCTGTTGGCTGTCGTTAATTTCCACGCACAGCAACTTCAAAACTTTGGTTCTTTCGTCCGGGTTAAGCACGGCTTCAATCTGGAACTTTCTCGTACCGAAAACCACTTGCTGCTTTGCAAGCACGCCGGCCATCCAACGAATCCTTATTTGGTGCGTTCCGATGCTAGTGAAAGCTTGAGCTGCAAGCGCGTCCCTTCCAGTGAGAGCTTCAATTGAAGCCCACACGGTTCCGAGGACTGCGCCTCCGCCCGGCGTCGTTCCGCCAAAACTGTCCTTAGCTGTGCCGGGCTGCACGAGCTGGACCTGATGACGTAGCTGGCCGGACTGTATCCCCATTTCATTTCGCATCTCTTAGCCCCTGGTCGGTTGCATATCCATCACGCGCTGGTTCCAAAGAAGCTGCTTGATGTTGTTCGGAATGTCGGCTGCTACCTCACCACGGTTTTCGTAGTAATGAGAGGCCAACATCAGGATTGCAATTTGCAACTCGCCAGGAATTTCCTTCGCGCTTGAAGGATCGGTATCGTAGCCAGCGATGAATTCGATTTCGACTGCGTTCGGCACGTACATGACTGAAGGCCAGGTCGCGCCCGCTGGCCCAGGAAAGAGGCGCGCGGGTTCGCTGTCGCTGTCGACGATGTACTTCGAAGGATCCAGCGTCACGATGCTGCCAGTATCCGAAGCCGCGTACTTGATCGAGTTGATCGTCACCAGCGGCGGCGCGAACAGCTTGATCATCTGCGAGTAATTCCAAAGCGTTGTGCTGGCCCGCGGAAAAGCGTAGTAGCTTGGCGGGTAAGCTTGCTGCGAGATTACGGAATCGGTGAAGTACGGAAAGGAATCCAATCCCTGCCTGTACGTCTTCGTCGCGATGCTTCGGCCAGTGAAAACCTCCACGGCCTCGCGCGCGGCAGTGATCAAAATTCCAATCAGCGCGTCATCCGCGTTCGTGGTCACGCGCAGGAAATTCTTCGCCGTTGCTAGGTCGATTGGCTCCGAGGTCGGCTTCTGTACGACTACGAGGTTCACGGCTTCACCTCAGGCTCGGGCGCAACTGGCGCGGCAGGAGTAGTCGCAGGCAAACTGGAATCAGTCATGGTCGTCGGACGCCACAGCATGTCGCCGGCAGGTCCGTCAATCGCGTTAAGGCCTTCCAGTTCGCGAATATCGTTCGTGCTAAGAAATCCCCATTGCTTGCCAGCGCCGTAGAGAGTCGCGCGGCTTGCAGCGTCGGGATAAATCAAATGTCGTGTATCGAAGCCGGGGAAATACTTGCCAGAGCTGCGTCCCATCTTCGGGAAAAGCTTGCGCTTCAATTCGTGTTCCAGCTTGTTCATCCACGGGCCAACCGTGAAGGTTAGGAATTCTTGGCCGGTTGTTTCGGCTGTCGCCTTGCTGGCCGCTTTGCCATCTCCGCCCTCGAGCATCCGCGCGGGTACGCCGAAGATGTTGCAAATTTCTAGCCGCTGGAAATTCCGCGTCTCGATGTTTTGTGCTTCTTCGGGCGTGCTTGCAATCTTGGTGAAGACGACGCCTTGTTCCAGAACAGCGGTTTTGTGAGTGTTCTCGCCGCCGTGCGCTTCGTTCCACGACCGCTTCAAATTCTCTTTGGCCTTATCAGCAAGTGTGCCGGGCGTCGAAAGGATTCCTGCGGGGCGCGCGTTGTTGCCGAAGAACTTCGCGCCGTACTTTTCGGTCGCCAGCGCCAAGCCGATCGCTTGCCTCGCTAGGTTGACCGTATCCTGCCCAATTCGACCGTCAAGCGAGAGACCGTGCAGATGAATGACGTCTTCCGCCAAAACGATTCGCGGCTTCAACAGCTTGTCGTCCACGCTGTCGGAAGGAGAGACGATCGTTCCCCAAATCGGTTCGGTAATTTCGTAAACGAGAGTTCCCGCAGGGTATTCTTCGCCCTTTGCTTCAAACGACTCTGCGGCGCGGACTACACGAACGCGCGTCGGATTGTGCGGCCAGATGCCGAGGATCGCGTTGTCGTCGCGTGACCGCTGGATTTCGGAATAGTGATTTCCCCAAAGCAGCGCATGACACATCAACGTCTGCCGCCAGTCGGGCGAAGACATTTCGTCGTTCGGTTCGTTGTTCAGCAAATCGAACAGTGCATGGGTATACGCGATCTTCTTGCCAACACGCCCGTCGCGCGAGATGCGCTCGTAGACGTTTAGCGGCGAACTAGATACCGCGTTCGCGATGATGTTGACGCACGCCAACACAGTGCTGACTTGAAGCGCGGTCAGTTCGCTGACGCGCAGACCGGAGTCCGTGCGCCCTCCATTAAAAATGTCGAGCAACCATTCGGCTGGGTAGCTGAGTGGCGTCTGCGGATTTTCAAGGGAGCTACGGCTCTCGATATCCGAGAGCCCTAGCCACTGCGCGAGTTGGTGGATCAGCGCCATCGGACCTTTTAGAAGCCCGCGACTTGACCCGTTATCTTGAGCTTGCCGCTGATCGTTGCTTCTTTATCCAGAGGCAAATTGTGCTCGAGGGACTGCACGAAAGCCTTGAACGTGATCGTTCCGAGCGCGTTCGGGAGTTGCACCTTCCACGAGATCAGCGTGCCGGCATTGAAGAAGCCGAGCAAAGCTTGCTGCGAGCTGTCAGACGGAATGTAATTTCCTGTGAAGGAAACTTCGCCGCTGTCCGCAAGGGTGGTGAGCCATTCGCGGAAGTTGCCCGACTCGTAGTTCGTCACGTCCGCGAGGTCATACTTCGCGCCCGTGAAATTGATTTCTTTGATCTCCGCCAATTGGAGGAAACCCACCGACGGATCAGACTCATAGCTGATAACTGTTCCGCGCGGTGAAAAAGCTTGTGAGTTAACGTAAGCTGGCATTTGAAGCACCTCGAAAGAATTTTGGGATGGTGACGCTGTCCATTGCAGCCGTGAAAACGTTACGGCTTGAGATCAAACTGGTTGCGGAGGCGGGGATTCGAACCTCGCGACCTTCGGCGTATGAGACCGACGAGCTACCTGGCTGCTCCACTCCGCATGCTTTGCGGAATGTGTTACGGCTGTTTACAGGGATATTTCGTGCAAGGTAGGAACGAAGTCGACGCCGGCCCGCCAGTCGGGCGTTCCTTCGTCGATAGGATGACAAGCGCGGCAGAGACAAACGCAGTTTTCAGGATCGAGGCGAAGGGCAGGATTCACACGCGGGCTGACGAGGTGGTGGACAAGTTGAGAAAGATTTGTGCAGCGGATCCCGCGCGTTAGTTTTTGGCATTGCGCGTTCCGCCTGCGCAGCCAAGCGCTAAGCTTCGACCAGTTGTGATCGTAGGCCTCGTCGGCGCGCTTGTTTGATCTTGGATTGTTGTGCAGATGCTTCGCGCAGTATGGCGCGGTCACCAGTTCTTCGCAGCCAGTAACTCTGCATTGCATTCGGGCGCGGGTAGCCATCAGATGAAGGTGATCCCTGCTTCGTCGTAAACCGAACCCGTTGTCGACTCGTCAAGCGGCGTCGTGCTGCAAGCGGTCAGAGCCATCGTAAGCGCCACAGCGCCGTCAATTTTCTGACTTATTTCCTTTGGACGAATTGGGAACAAAAGATTGCCGATTCCCTTCTTGACGCGCAAGTTTGCCAAGCACCAGATCAGCAGCGGTGAGTTGGTCTTCAACCGGCCATCTGCGACAAGCTCCTCGAGTAGAAGCAATCCTGGCGTAAAGAATTTGCCGCTCTGCGTCATCTCGATGAACGCTTCCGTTTGTTCGGGATGCTTCTTTTGTAAGCGCGTCACTAAGAGGTTGCTTTGCAGTGGATCGAATGTCACTTGCCGAACGCGATGCTTGCCAAGCATTTCGCTGACGTAGTCCTCGACGAAGCTTAGGTCCACGATGTTGCCCGGCGACTCTGTAAGAAAGCCGCTTTTCACCCATCCGGCATATTGGCTATTTTGGGATCGCGCGATCGTATCAGCAGGAAGCCACGCACGGCAGAACGCAAAATATGTCAGGACGTCGTTAACGCGCTTCGCGTGCAGGCGTACAACGGCAGTCAGGTCTAAGCGCGACGCCAAGTCCAGCCCAAGAGCAACTTCGCCCTCTAGATCGTCAGCTAGGTTTGCGTCGTAGCACGCGCGAACATCGTCCAGCGGAAGATAAGGCGTATCGCCGTAAGAATTTTCCCAGATGCAAAGATGCTTCGTCTTGAATCCCGCTTCCATCGACGGCAACTGCATCGCGCGTGCTGCTTCCTCGCGAAGCCCTTGTGAGTCGACGCTGACGCCCCAGTTTGGATTGGCTTTGACCCAGGTCTTCTCGTCGCGCCATTCGTCAGTCTCATCTATCGTCCAGATGCAGCCCCAAAAGCTTTCATCGCAACGGGCTCCAGTCAAAATCTCCCGAACGTGCGTGTCCACTTCATAGCACACGCCGGAAATGTCGTTCCCTGCCGTTGTGATCGCTACAAGCAAGGCCTGCGGGCGTTTGCTGGTCGCCGTTCGCAGCGAGTCATACACTCCGCGGTTCTTGGCCAAGTGCAATTCATCCAACACTGCGCCGTGGACTGAAGTACCTTCTGTGGCTTCGCCGCGCTTTGAAGGAAGCCCGCGCAGCTTACTCGTCGAAGTCGGCTGAATGACCTTGTGCGCTAACACTTCCAGGCCAAACTTTGAACACAGCTTGCGATCCTTCAAGCAAATGTTCCGCGCGCCGTCAAGCACCAGCCGCGCTTGTTCCAAGCTTGACGCGGTCGCGATCACATCCGCGCCCTTCTCTCCGTCAGCGGCCATGAGATAAAGTGCGATGCCGGATGCGAGGACGGTCTTGCCGTTGCCCTTCGGAACGCAGATATACACGCGCTTATAACGCCGCGTGTCTTGTGTCTTCCACAACCAGCCAAAGATTTCCGTTAGAACCCACGCTTGCCAGCCCTGCAACTGAATGCGCTGGCCGGCCAGCGGCCCTTGAATGTGAGTTAGCAGCGAGACAAACTTGCAGACGCGTTCGGCTTTGACTTCATCAAAGCGAAACGGGAATCCTGGCTCGCCTTGCTTGGCACGATCGTCGGTCGCGCGCTTCACAGCAAGCTTGACCCAGTTGCACGCAGGGATCCGGCCCGACAAAACGTCGGCGCGGTAGGCGTCAGCTTGTTCGACGAACGTCATAGCGAATAATCCGAATCCTTCTCCTCCACCTGGACCGTCAGCGCGACTTTTTCGGCTTCCAGGGATTTGAGTTCGGCTATCAAGATCTTCAGTGACTTGGAGAGTTCGCGCAGCCATCCTACAAGCGGAGAAAGCTTAGGTGGCTTCCCACAAGCAGCTTCCACAGCATCCTTCGGCAAGCCGTCGATCGCGCCGTCCTTGGCAAGCTTGCGATTGACGAAATTCCAGTCTCGCCGAACGCGCTTTTCCGCTCTCCGAACTCGCCGCAAGTCTTTCTCAACTACAGCAATCGTTCTCGTCTTGGCCATAAAGTGTTCCCAATCTCCCAATTATTTTGGTCGTGCGTAGAAATTTGACTAGGCGGCGGTCAGCGAGGAGAACGCAAAATAGTTTTCGGAGGGGCTATACCCCTCTCGCCGAATCCAGCGCTTCGCTTCCCGCACGCTGCGCGCTGTACGTGCTTGCTGGCGTTGCTGTGCTTGCGGCCAGCCGATCGTGCTTGGAGATCGCGCGCTACGTGTGGAGCAGACTACGTGCGGAGGGCTGCCGTAACTACGCGAGGGGAGGCGCCCTCCAGCCCTTCCGCACTGCCTTCTTTGGATCCGCGCCCGCGATGGTCCCTTGCAGTCGTCAGTTCCAAAACTCGTGTTTACTTGCTTTCCTTGAGTACGCTTGTTAGGGGCTTGAAGCCCTCTGGATCGCGTTGGCGGAATGGGCTCGCTTCCTGTAGCGGCGAATCTGGTAGCGACAGCCGCCTGCCATCGTGTGCTAGAGAGCAATCCTTGCCGCAGCCCTGACCGTTCCATGTGCGCCAAGCTTCGTCGCGCGATTCCTTTGTCGGATACAAGCGCACCATCCAGACGCGAGGACACTTCGACAGCAATACGAATTCGCCGTCGCCAATCACCTGTCTGTACCTCGCGGATCGTACGAACAGCTTGTTTGCAAGATCCTGCCACTTACTCATCGTTGGTCTCCTTTGGCGTTTGCGGTGCTACGACTTCTCATTCGTCCTAAGCCAGTCGATGAGGCTTACTTTTTCTTGAAGGCGCCTTACAAGCCTGTCCCATCTAATTGACACGGTGTTCCCACCATCCCATCTGCCAGACGCTTCGAGCTTTGCCCTCTCAGCAAACAGTTTTTCAAGGAGACGGTCATGTTCGCGTTGCGCTATGTTTTGCAGTCTTGTTTTCATCATTCCTTTTCCCCTTTTGGTTCTTCTAGAAAAGCACCTGCGCTTGCATCTTCCTGCTTTGGCGTCATTGCTTCCCAAGCATCGCTGCGCTGCTTTTTAGCTATCGCGTTGGTGGAAGCAACCTTGTCGTCGGTAAGGGGCTTGCGCGTGTTAACGGCGATCTGCTTTAGGTAGAGATCAAACTTTTTGAGGAAGCGGCGGAGGGGCAGTCTTGTGCGTTCGCCCTTCT